TTCTTGCCACCAAGTGGCAGCCTCAGTTTAGAAAAGGTCATCAGTGAGACTAATTTATCTTCAAAATATAGACCAATTCTCACTGAAGATTTGCAGTCTCCCTGAAAATGATTGGACTCTAAAAATCTTTTAGATATCTTTGAATCAACTTCTTTTATGGAACACTTTCTTGCCCAAATTCTCTTAGAAGTTGCAAGTTTGTTCAATACAAAAGATTCACAAATTTCTCGTTTTATGCTCCAGTCATCTTTCCAAATATTTACAAGTTTAATGCCTCTTTCTTCACAAAGTTTGAATTTATTTAGATGGTAGTCACTTTTTTTAAATTTTTCAGAGTGCCAATAAACACCATTAAACTCGAAGGCTAAATTTAATTCAGGCAAAAAAATATCAAGTTCATAAGGAGAAATTATATTTTTGTTATTTTGTAAAATTTCTCCTTGGTAGTTACTTTTTATGAAGTTATATAATTCTATTTGTGAAATTGAGCTATTCTCGGAGATTGGAAAACAATTGGTGCAAATGTTTATATTACTGTTTATTCTAAAATAAAATTGTTGTGTGTTAATTAAGAACTCCGAATTGCAATCTGGACATTTAAATATTAAATTTGTAGTTTCGGTTTTATCAAATTTAACAAATTCAAACTTTGTATCTTGTATTTTTTCTAAAATTCTTTTTCTGTAACTTTCATAAAACTTTTCAATAGTTTTATCATGTATCTCTTTGTTTTTCCAAGGGTGATCAACTCCATATCTTTCTATACTCGTTTTCTTGTAGTTTACTTTATAACTTTCAATATTTGACTTGAATGATTCTATTCTTCTTTGAAGTAATTCTTCTGATTTATTCGGATTGTCAACTCCCCAATTTTTTTGAAGTGTTTGTTTAGATTTTTCTTGAATTTCTTCAGAACACATTGGTGAATTTGCTCCCCATTTTTCATTATTAGTTTTAATCATTTTATTTTTAACTAATTGAGATTGTGCAGGTGCTTTTGTTCCAAATTTTTCAAATGATTTATTTTCTTTTAACTTCTTAATTTCTGGGTCTGAAGAAATACATTTATTTGAACAATACTTAAGATATCCAATCGTTGAATTCCTAAATTTAACAGAATTTCTACAATTGAGATTACTACATTTTGGAACAGAATACATTTTATTCAAAAAAAGAAAAACTCTTTCCTTGAAAGGTATATCAGATAAATTATTTTCATCACTGAAGTCTTTTATCGATTTATAATGTTCGGGAAAATTTTTGATTATATAACTTTCTTTTGACATCTTCCCACTAGGATCTTCCTTCTTGAAATCCTCATAGTTAAGCTCTTGCATTCTAAATATGTATCTGTTTTTCCTATTTCTATATAAAAAAAAGAAGAAGTTTTTCAACTTCTTCTTTTACTTTCTTTTAAGATTTAATTTTATGGATTGATAAAACCACCTGCTTGAATAGCTCCTGTTCTCAAAACAGTGATATTATTCACAATGATTCCCATACCCTTAATAGGTTCAACATAAGTATCCAAAACACCAATCTGATTATCAATTATCTCATTTGTGTTGTTTTCTTCATCACACTTGTTGAAATAGTTGAAAAGACCATTTTTATTCACATATTTATCACAAATGATGTCCGCTCTCAACTTGATTTCAGCTCTCACATCTGCTGTATTGAATCTCCATTGGAAGTCTAGCAACATAGCTGATAATTCTCTTTCAAGTTCAATAAGTACCTCTCTAACATGAATGTAGGAAAGAGCTGATTTGTAAAGAGTTTGAGCTGTGTTTTCAGTTTCGATTACATAACCTCTATTACGTTTGAATACGATCGGATTCATTTGAGCTTGATTCAAGTTTTCGATATCTTCAAGAGAGAAGTTTTGCTCAATGCCTGCTATATTCAATATTCTACCATTCGTAACACCTGCCGCAATTGTCCAAGGAACAATAGAACTTGCGTTTGAATTCAATTTTCTTAAATATGTATTCGCTACAAACATAGCTGGTGGAACATCTGCTGGTCTTCCATTATCATTTACAGTTAGATATGGTGTGAAGTAACCAACACTTGATACACCTCTACCATCACCGAATGAATAAAGGAACGCTGGACTTGATTCCGGATCACCACCTGTTGCGATAAATGATGTTTGAACCACGCCTTCTGAATTAACGAATGTTGGCGAAGTTGAGTTTTTGAATGATTTCATTGAAGGCATATTGATGAATCCAAAACAATCTAATCTGTCACCACAAAGATCCACAAGTTGTTGTTTAGATCTTTCTGTCAATCCGAGACCAAAAGAGTCGATAACATAACGGAAGTCAATTGCTTCTTTATTACCTAAAGCTTTTGCCAATGTTGTTCCTTTTGCGATTAGATTAAGAATTGCACTTTGTCTAGCCTCTGTTCCGTCAGGCATTGAAGCTTCTCTCATTCTAAATCCTTTCAATGAAATACCTTTATATGTTGAAACATAATCTTCTATAGATGTGTATCTCATAGTTTGTAGATCTGTTCCGATGGCATACTTTTCAATTGCTGCATCACAAGTAATTTCTACAAGAGTTGTGTCAGCTGCATATAGTCTTTTAGATAGAATTCTTGTAAGATTTCTTGGTTTCTCACCAGCTACTGGTGTTGTATCAACTTGTGCTTCTAAGAAATCACCAACTTTAACTTCTGTATATCTTGAACCTTTAACCAAAATCTTATTAGCAACTTGTGTATAACCTGCTGGTTGCTCGATTTCGATAGTTTGTTTGTAATTTAGTTTATTAGACCAGACTTCAAACTGTGAATCATTTGTAGTGTCAATTACCTCTGATGTGTTTAAAGAAGAATCTGTGAAATCAACAAATAGATTTTCTGAAGAATCTAAATACATTTTTAGATAATGTTTCTTATCGGCATCCCAAATAAATTTGACATTAGAAAGATCTTCATTCACAACATCTACTCCATCTGTTTTGAAAATTACATAACCACCTGTGTAAGCAGTTCCTGTTACTGGATCTATCAAGTCTCCAGGTACTGTGGTTCCTGGTGATGTAAGTTGGATTGTTGTCAAATTAAGTGTAGAACTCGGAACATAAATTTTCTTGGTGTCATCAACGTCTGTTGACCCACTATTTATCAACACATAACTGAAAGTTCCTTCATTTTGGAAAACAAGTCTCACAGGTGCTGTTGGATCTAAAAGATTACCATGGAAATAATCAGCTGTGTTGATTTGTCCGTTATAAAAATCTTGATAGAATTCAGAGTATTTAGCTACAACACCGGATGCTGTTGGAACACCAACTGTGTTTTTAGTTTCTAATCCAACTTCACCAAGAGTTAATTCATTATCTATTTTGTAGAATATTAAATTACCAGCTAAAATATCTGAAGGAGTTGCAGTTAATCCTAAAGAAAGTGTGAAACTTTTATTTGATGTAGTTGACAATGAAGATGTCGTTATGGAAGCATTCTCTAAAGAGAATTTTTCTTGGGTATTGAGATCTTTGATCATAGTTCCTTTCAAAGCATCAACGGACTCGAAGTAATTAAACATCTTATTGAATAATCTCACTCTTCTAAATTTTTCATAATTTTTAGAGGTTATTGAACCTGCTGTATCAGTAAATTCAATTTTTATTGTACCTGCTGCTGTTTGTGTAACAGAGTAGTCTGTAGTCGAAGCTAACGGTTTGTAACCAACGGAATTTACTCCAACCGGTACAGAAACGATACTGCTTGTAACGAAATATCCACTCGCTACGCTAAAACTAAAGAAGTTTAAAACCAAGTCTTCATTTGATGAAGGTGATGGGAATGTGCCTGCAACTGTACTGTGAGCAACTTCAATATTACCTGTTGTTGCATTGAGATATGCGACTGAATAGTAGCTTTGAGTTGTTGCACTTGCGAGATATTGTGATGAAGCAAATGAGAAAGTATAAGTATTTGGAACACCATCGTTCACCAAAACTTTTGTTCCATTAGTAATAAAATAGGCTTCGGATGTTGTCAAACCACCACCAAATATAGGTGTTACAACATCATATCCGAAAGTGATAGAAGTTGTTGTTCCGATAAAAGATCCTGATGCGTAATTGACTCCGTTAATATATTCTTCGTGGAAGAATGCTGATCTATCTTCTCCACCCCATACATTTTGGAAAAGTGTTGAAACAGATGCACCTAAAGCAAAAACATTTTGACCATCTGATCCACCTGGAATATCTAATGGTGTTGCTTGATAGCCTTTGAATTCAATAAGATTTGCATTATAAGATAGAAAATCAACAGTTGTGATACCTTGGTCAACTAATCCGTCGGTTGTTACGAGGTTGTTGCCAATAAGGTCAACCATCAAAGATGGATAATCTTTTTCAAATTTATCCATATTGAATGCGCAGAAAAGACCAGTTCTGTCTGTATCATTATTAACGATTGTTTCGATGAAAATATTTCTACCATTCAAATCTCTGAAGAATGGAATAAGTGAAAGTCCTTCATAATAAGCAAGAAGATTAACACCTCTATCGTTAACAAAATCTCTTAATTTATTTTTATCAATACCAGTAGAAGTGAAATACTGTGACCATCTTGGATCTACACTCAATTGTGAGTAATTTGTCCAATCACCACCAACTGCTACTAAGTCAATCATATATTCAGATGCCCAATCTAACTGACTAACATAAGGTGGTACTTTTTCAGCTGAACCGTAGAAGTCAAGAAGTGGTCTGTTGTAACCAGTTAGTTTTGTCTTAAATGCAAAAATTGTTACATATTTATCTGACATGTTTGTGAAATGAAGAAGTCTATCATCATCTCCTAAATCATTTGTTACGAGATTGATGAACGACTCACTGTCTCTTTTCCAGAAACCTGTTGTGTCGAAAAATCTTCTATATGCGCCTTCTCTTGTGATATCATTAGACTTATCACTTCTTGTGGAGAAAGATTTATATTCAATTTTATCAAGTGTGTCTGAAGTTGAAAGAAGATTCATCACATATACTTGGTTTGTCTCAAGTAGTTTTGCAACTGTTCTGTGAAGAAAAGATCCTTTTCTTTCAAGAGTTCTATCAAGAGGACCGAAAATTCTTTCTAAATCAGCAAGTGTTTGAACTAATACAGGTGTATTAACGGGACCTTTCTTAGAAAAACCCGCAACAAAAGTTGAGATTCCAGTAACCGTTGGACTGGTTATGATGGAATTATCGAATTCTTCTATGAAGATACCTGGGCGTTTGTATTTACCAATTTGAATTGCCATATTTTTTAGATAATTTTTTATTTATTATATATATAAAAACCAAAAACCATATTTTTTCATTTTTTTATTCGGTTTCTCCTGTGGAAAGAGTCTTATCTTGTTGTCTATCTTTATTAATATCACTTAATCCTTTTTGGAACTCTTTTTTCATCAAATTTAGTTTATCCGTTGCATTTTTTTGTAACTTCTGAACATCAATTTCCAGTTCGTCTATTTTCTTTTCTTTATTTTTGAGTTTTTCCGTATCGCTTGCTATTTCTTGCTTTGATAATTCGGACGTATCAGGATCTGTGTTTGCCGTTTCGGTTTCAATCTCAGTTTTTAATTTGTCAATTTGTTTTTCTTCTTTTTGTATTTCCCTTTTCTTTTTAGCTAATGATGCCCAAATTTCTAATGGAACATTTGGAAATTCTATTCTGTTCGATTTATCTTTTTTAACCGCATCTATAAATGGTTTGACAGCTGCTGGATCATTCGAATTCATTCTCTTGAACAAATCTAATAGTTTAGACTCGATTTCACCATCATCTTTCGAATTTAGATAAATTCTTTCTATTTCCACCTTAAATCTTTGAAAATCTTTTATATCTTTTTCAAGATCATTCACTCGGTTAGTTGCTGAGATTTCATCAGGTGAATCTGTCGGTTGAACAATCATTTTTTCCGATAAAAATTGTTTATATTTTAGTATCTTCATTTTATTTTTTATTATCTGAATAAGAAGATAAAAGATTACTTAATGTATCAATATCTCTTGGTAAAAGAGTTGGATTATCGATCTCAATTTTTTCAACTTTTCCCTCGCCCACATTCTTCACTAAAATTTGAATTTCTTCAAAATCAAATTCAACTTCTTTTACATCTTCCACTTTGTTAGATCCTACTACTCTTCCTTGTAAAAATTTTGGATGTGGCTTATACTTAGTGAAATTTTCTGACTTACTAACCGCAGCTAAATATAAGTCTTTATCTGTTTTGGTTTTAATTTTAGAGTTTTTATTGAATGATTCCAAATCTTCACTTTGCTTAGACAAGTATTTTGAAACTATATTTTGGGAATCGCCTTTGTTATATTTCAACCAGACTTTTTCACCTTTTATTTCATAGACATAGCCAATCATAAATAAAGGTTTTTTATCTTCAAAATATTTTATACGGAAGAAACAATTCTTATATTTCTTGAAGAAGTCAAATGCCGTTTTACCATAGCTGCTGTCTTTAAAGTTCGGATGTCCAACTGGAAAAAATGAAACCTGACCTTCTTCACCTTTACCGCCGCCTTTGTATGTTTTAGGATCTTTTTTATCCTCACCTTCTAATTTTTTACCTTCTTCTATAATATCAACACCACTGAACCATTCTTTCATGATTTTTTTTCTAGCAGTTTCGAATCCACCTTCCGGGTTTAACATCTCATTTATAAAGTCAAAGAGGCTTCTACCAACTTTTATTTCTCTTCTTGTTGATTCATCTTTGCCGCCTCTAGATGATTTTTCAATATCTCCTCCAGAACCCTCTCTCGCACCCTGATAAATAAACTTAGCATTCTGTAGAATAGTTTTGTATTTATTGTCTTCAAGCATACCAGTCACTTTATCTTGCCAAGCATTGAATATCATTTTTATAGCATAAGGTCCTTCACCTGGTGTACTTGTTTCACCTGTCCATTGACCACCGCGACCATCTGATTTACCAATATATTTATATTCTCTGAATGTTTTAAGAGAAACACGACCACCAGGTCTACCAGATGGAATATAATCAGTTGCGTACAGTCTATATGCTTTGCCAAAAGCATTTACAATTTTCATCACATAGTCTTTATGTGTTGAGTTTTTCTCTACATCTATATTAAATTCTTTTGAAAACTGAGATTCTGTTTCTGATTCTAGTTTTTTTAGTTCAGACTCCTCAACAACATATTTTTTCTCGTCATTTTTGTCAAAAGATTGATCTCTAGCTTCCTTAACCTTATCAGTATCTGATTTTTCTTCATCTTTCTTCTCTTTCGATTCATCTTCTTCCTCTTTGTCTTCATCTTCTTCCTCATCTTCTAATTCTTCAAAAAGTCTGAATTTCTTATAGCTGTAAATAAAATTTCTATTTTCTTTTTTAGATTCTTCTTCTTCTTCTTCTTGTGCTTCAAATTCTTTTTCGAAGTTAATCAAATAACTATAAAGTTCTTTGAGATTGTTATACTGTTTTATAAAATTTACAATGTGTTCACCTGCCTTACCAAATAATTTAGCTAGTCCTAAATCCTTTTTAAATGATAATAACACTCTGGCGAGTATAGAAATCTGTTTAGCGGCTGTCAGTACTTCCAACTTCTCTTTTATCAGCTCCTCAAAAGAAATTGGCTTTCCGATGGTTGATTCATTTTTAATAATTTCTTTACCAACTAAAATTAATTTCGAATTGTCATATTCTTCGAATTTAAATTTTCTTTTTTCTGGATCGGGAACGACAGTGCTATTTTTAATCATTTCTTTTAACTCCGCAGACAATACTTTTAGATTTACATCTTTACTTCCGTAAATCTTCAGAATTTTTCTCCAAGCACTGATAGCCTTAGTTTCTTCTTTAGATATTTTGACGACATTACTTTTTCCAACCATCGGACTTGTTGAATCATTTGGAAGACTAGCCTCGAATAAACTAAAATAAAAATTTTCGAAGTTCCCTTTTTCGGTCGGCAACATTTCCATCTCATAAAAATGTTTTTCGAGTTTGAAATCATTTTTATAAAAATTAACTTTGTTGGTTGTTGGTTGAGTTACCCCACCAGCTCCAGGTTTATCCTCTTTATCTTCCGGAATATATTTCAAATTTTTATAGTTAACTACAAATGGTTTAGATACCTTTTTAAGTTGAATACCTTTTGATATTTCCTGTTCATTATCGAATTTTCCATTTCCATCACAAACATTACATTTGGCTCCTTTTTCAGTTTTTCCACTACCATTACATTTCAAACAAGTAAATGTTGAAACAAAAACAGTATCAGGCTTTAGCACTCCAATAGATTTGGTATACTTTCCCACAGAATCAGGTTGTAATTGTTTATCGGTGGAAATTAATTTAACTTTCATAGTTTTCTTATTTCCAGGGTTAGTGTAAAGATAGCTCTCACCAGGTGTCAATTTTTTGCTCCCTAACATATAAACCTTACCTGTACTACTTTCACCTTCAATGACAACTCTCTTGTTCGTTATTTGTTCTTCCAATCCAATAATCGATTCAAAAATCTTTTTAACAGAAATATAGAACTCGTGTTGAATTTTGATTGCTTCTAATTCATCATCATCATCTTCTTCATCACTTTCATCCTCTTCATCCTCTTCACCTTTAGCTTCTACACCTTCATCATCAGTTTCGACTAATTCTATTTCCCCTTTTTCGAGAAGGTCTTTTAAAAGGTCTCTGAATTTTTCTAATTTTTTTATCAGACTATCTTTATCTGGAAAATCCTCGGAGCTCATTTTCTCCAATTTTTCTAAAAGTTCACCCACAAGTCCTTCATCACCAGTCCCTATTAATCTACTTACTTTCAAACCAACTTCTTGATTCGAATCTACGCAATTATAAATTTCAGTTAATAGATATTTTACAGTTACTATTGATAGTTTTTTCTGTGTTTCTTTATTTAGTGCTGCTGATGCGACTAATCCATCCATTGCAGTTTTTAGAGCTGCGAAAGGCCCGTTAATCTGTGCGTATTTTGTATAGATTCCTGCTTTTCTTATCAATGAGTTTATAAATCTTCCAATAAGAGAACCACCAAAAGTGATATCATTTGTAACTGATGGAACTGACTCTAAAATCAAACTTGAAGTCCGAAAGTTTTTTCTTATATTTTCTTTATCAATTTGAACTTTTTTATTCAAAAAATCATTTCTATATTGTAAGTGACGCATTACTAACTTATATTTTTTCTTATATATTATTTTTATAACCTCAAAAATAAAAAAATTATGAAAAGTTTTTCTTTTAATTTTTACAAGATCGATCTTAGAATTATTAACACTTTAGAAAACTGTCAAAGACTTTTGAAAGAAAACGGTGTTTCTGATGAAAATGTGAGTGCTCAGAAACTTTTCGAATTAAAATCAACAGTAGATGTTATATTCTTAGACCAAGAAACATTTTCTATTGTTGCTTTCATAAGAAAAAGAGAAAGGCAAATCGAATTCGTAAAAGAACTATTTGATGAAATGTTTGATATAGAATCATTCAAATATGTTAAAAAAGATCCTACTCCACAAGCAGAAACTTTAAAGCTAGATTTCATTTTAGAGAAAATTTCTTCTAAAGGTTTGAATTCTCTGACTCCAAGAGAAAGAGAATTTTTAGATAATCAATCAAAAAAATAATTTAACAAAATATTAATTTCAACTAATCCGAAAAATTTCAAAAAAATGTATATTTGATATTTTTTGGATTTTTATTTTTAAGATATATAAAAATATAAAATAGAATTTTGAAATATGCGTTTTTTAGAATTAAAATTTAATGATGAAACATTCACTAAAAATAGTGAAATAGATAACATTCTCGAAAGTCAAGATCTCTCTTGGTTACAAGAAGCAGAAATCGAGAATGCAAAAATCGAAATCAGAAAGAAAACACTAATCTGGTATAATGGTTATTTCTTCGGGAACTGGCATTATGGCATCTTCAAGAATGGTGAATTTCACGGAACTTTTCAAAATGGAATTCTCGAGGGTGGTGACTTTCAAGGAGAATTTGTTAGTGGTATCAATCTGATGGAGGTATAAAAAATTACTTCAACATTATGGGACAAAGACGATCCAGAAGCAACATTAAATTGTTGAACCAGGAACTTGTTAGAATCACAAGAACAAAGGACGAATATCTTTTTGAAATTGGTGATTCATTAACGACAGACCCAGCAGAAGCCGTAGCTCTAATGATGAGAATATCTGACTTAGACGAAATCACTTGGAAACAAGATATAAAAATTAATCCAGAGAAAATACAACCAAGAAAATCATTATATTGGCTAACAGGAGGTGACTTAGAATGGATCACACTCGAAAACTATTCGGTTAGTTGGAACAACTCAGAATTTGAATGGGAAGAGGAATTCGGATATATGGTCAAATTAGTAGTACAAAAATCGAAAACATTAGAAGATATAAAATCGGGATTCATAAAATATTTAAATTTACCAAAACTTTATGAATTTGCACTTGAAAAAAACTTTTTAAAATAAAAATAAACCCACCGAAAATTGGTGGGTTTTTTTATTTTTATATATAGATAATATAATAAATAATTTCAAAACATGGCTGAAGCACATTTCTATGACATAAGCACTTTAATTCAAGTACAACCAAGTGAGGCTTGGATAGTTGATAAAAAAAATCCAAACAATCCAATCATGAAGATATCTAAATCAGATATGAGGTTGATGCAATCCGGTATTTGGAAAAGTCAAGGAAATAAAATTGAATTTAATGGAAAAGTTTTTTGGTTACCAACAGATTTATATAATGAGGTAAAAATTAAAACAAAAGTGGCTAAAGCCAACTTTGCCAATTTAGCCATCTCACTTCAAGAATTTTTGAATCCGGAATTAATTTCACAAAATGATTTTGTTATTAAAATGGATAACATCTTAGGACTAAAAAATAAGGTAGAAGATATCTATCTAATATGTTCTAAATTGACAAAGAAACTTTGGGAGCCTTTTATTGAAAAGTTGATGGTCAAACTAAAAGAAGAGGGTATTAAAATTAAAAACTATTATTATATTTCAGACCATCCACTTCATTGGGAAAATGATCAAACACAATATAAAAAGTTACGACTTCTTATACAACACTTAGTTGGATATAAAACGGATGATCAAAAATTTACAGATCAAAAATTAGACAGATATTCTAAAATTAATTTTTTCGACACAGAATTAGATACATTAACACTTGAAACAAAAATTAATCCTCTATTAAATTTTCTACTACAAAACTCACCAGAAGGATTCAGAGCCGTAATAAAAGAAGATTTAAAAGATTTCAAGCCGAAATTGACAATAAATCGAATATCAGATAATGATTATAATCGTTTAGATTCGGTGAATGTAATTTTAGAAGCTGGAAATATTATCAAAGCATTCGAGAATTTCAGATATAAAAGATATTAATCCTTTTTATTTTTCAAATAATTATCAATCATATTATTGAGGTTTCTAGCATCAAATATCTTGCCTTCTTCTTTGTCTTCCTCAGTAACATTTTTTTGATTCATAGTCTCTGATATTTCATTGAGACCCATATCCCTTCTAGTTTCTTTATAGAATTTTTCTAATTCTGAACGCTGTGATTGAGAGAATTTTATATTATCACGAATTTGGGAAATGGATTGGTTTATTACTTCGTGCATCCTGGCAGATGTATCACCATTATCAACCTGTCTTAATTGAGTTAAAAAGTTCTTTTTAGTCATTTTCTGTAGAAAGATGGTATCAGCGTAAACTTGAGCATCTTCTTCCATCTTTTTTTGAATGTAAGGATGTTGAACAATTACTGGATTATCACCTAAATACATGTCAACAAGTGTTCCTAAAACTTCTTTTCCCTGAGCTTTTGCTTCCTCTATATCAGCGTCATAATCATACATAACGATTTCTCCAAGATCCGGTAAGTCTTCACGCTTAGCTAAATATTTACTAACATCTAACTCTTTATTCTCCTCCTGAATTCTTTGAAACTCATTCTGCAAATCATTTATCTTTTCCTCTTTTTTACTCATAGAAGCCTCTTTTTACTATATATATGTAAAAAATTCGAGTTCCCTCAGAATGGCTAAGAAAGCAGTAAACGAAGAAGAAGAAAGGAAAATAGTTTTTAGTACGAAACTTGTTGAAGAAACTACCAACAAAATTAATGATGGTATAATTGTTAAAAGATACCAGAATCCTTGGTTTCAAAATGAAGTTGGTGTTAGAAGAGCTGGTCTAACATTCAGGATGACTGATGATGAAATCCAAGAGTATATCAAATGTAAATTGGATATAAGTTATTTTGCAGAAAAATATTGTAGGATTAAGACCGAAGATGGTTCTGTTCAAAATATCAAATTAAGAGATTATCAAGAAGATG